TACACGCCCAGCAAGTCCGCAGTTTTAGAAGAGGAGTCTATTGCCTACACCTGCCCAGATTGATGAACAGATACAACTTGAGCGTGATGCTATTGCATTGGGTCTCAAGAAGCTACACAAGAACACGCGTGACCTAGAAGGTAAAGACTATGCGTCTGCTAGTGTGTATGGAGCTGCTTCTATTGATACCTTGCTGCCTCTTGTGGTGGCACGTATTGAGTCAACTACAAATAGGCTAAGAAAGGGGCAGGCAGGTGCTGCATTTAAAGATATTCAGAAATACTTAGCTGATGTAGAACCACTTGCTGCTGCTGCTCTTGCTGTTAAAGTAACGTTTGACAAAGTATTCTCATACAAAGAGAAAAGCAACCAAGCTACAAAAGTGTGTGAGTCTATCGGGTTAGCTGTTGAGCAAGAGTGTCAGATGAGACACTACGAAAGGGAAGCACCTGGTTTACTCAAGACACTCAAGGATAACTATTGGCACCGTTCGATTGGTACACAACAAAAGGTTGTTGTCATTCGTACACTGATGAACCGTTATGGTATCAAACGGTGGGACACATGGGGCAGTTCTAATCGCACTAAACTTGGTGGTTGGTTGCTGGATTGCATCATGCAAAGCAGTGGCTGGTTTACCAAAGATATGCATCAAGTCGGGCGTAAGCGTATTCAATACGTCATCCCTACTCCAGAGTTCCTTGAGATTAAAGATCAAATCATGAGGGATGCTGAGTTATTCAGTCCACTTGCATGGCCAATGCTTATCGAACCCAACAATTGGGAACACGATAGGCAAGGCGGGTATATCTTAAATGAGGTTATGCGAGGGCACGATATGGTCCGGCGTGGTAACCCCACATCTATACAGGGAGATAAACCACTGGACTTTTTGAACAAAATCCAGAAGGTTGCTTACCGACTAAACCCTTTTACTGTGGGGGTAGCGGAAGAGCTAGATAGATTGGAACGAGCTGTTGGTAAGTTCCTCCCTATTGTCCATCATGATTTACCTCCTAAGCCTGTAGACATTGCAACCAATAAGGAAGCAAGACATGACTACAACAGGAGAGCTGCTGAGGTTCATAACCTACAAGCACAAGAGTTTAGGAAATCGTGTCGTACACGAATGACGATGGAAGCGGTTGCTAGGTTTAAGGACAGAGATAAGTTTTACATTCCGTGGTCGTTTGACTACCGTGGTAGAGCATATCCTATTCCTGCATTCCTAACACCACAAGATACAGACTTTGGAAAAAGTTTGTTGACATTTGCTGAGGGGTCGTACATGACACCAGAAGCTGAGGACTGGTTAGCGTTTCAAGTAGCCACTACATATGGTCTTGATAAAGCTACTATGTCTGATCGTTTGAGTTGGGTTAAAGAAAATACACATATTATATCGTGTGTCGCTTCTGATCCAATCAAACACATTCACAAATGGGAAGCAGCTGATGAACCGTGGCAATTTCTAGCAGCATGTGATGAGTACTATCACTGTGTTCTTAAATGTGATCGTCACTTTACACACCTACCTGTAGCCACAGACGCCACATGTTCTGGGTTACAGATTCTAGCTGGACTCGCCAGAGATAAAAGCACAGCTAAACTTGTGAACGTTTTACCCTCTGCAAGTCCGCAGGATGCTTATGCCGTCGTTTCTACTACTGCTACTCCTTACTGTCCTAACTCTATCCGCATACATATGGATAGAAAGGTCGTCAAGCGAGTAGTTATGACCGTACCTTACAATGCTAAACCTTTTAGCAACCGTGGGTACATACGAGATGCACTAAAAGAAAAGGGTGTTGAAATCGACAAAGACGACTTGACAAAGACAGTCGTTGCTGTTAGAAATGCTATGGATGAGGTCGTACCTGGTCCTATGGCTGTCATGAGTTGGATTGAATCTGAAGTTGCTAAAGCAATTGATAGAGGAGAGAAAGAGCTGGCATGGACAACTCCATCAGGGTTTGTCGTCACTCAAAAGCTCATGAAAAAGAAAACAGAGCAAGTCGAGTTGCAGTTGATGGGTCGTTGTAAGTTAACTGTTGCCGTCGATGACGATGACAAGGTTGACAAGCAACACCACAAGAATGCAACTGCACCGAATCTAATCCACTCACTCGATGCATCACTTCTACACCTCAGTGCGCTTCGTTTCGACGCACCGATCGCTCTCATTCATGATTCTGTATTGTGTCGTGCTACTGACATGTCTTCTCTCAGTGCAATTGTACGAGAGACATATATGCACCTCTTTGCAGAGCACGATTACTTGCGAGACTTCGCTCACCAAATAGGAGCGGAGACTGAACCACCGATCATTGGAGACCTTGAACCGGAATCCGTGATTGAATCCACTTATTTTTTCTGTTAATGCCACGCACTATCCACAAAACTGAACAGCCTGTGATCCTCGAAGGTTATCAAGCTGTACTGAAGCCAAGTAAGTTTGGCTACTCCCTTTCTGCCATCGTTGATGGTGGAATGGTTGACGCCCTGGAAGAAGACCGTAGTGAGTCTCTCGAATGGGCACAAAGTAAACTCAAGAATCCTAAGCGTTCTGTGCTAAAGCCTGAGCCTTGGGAAGAGGTTGCAGACAACCAGTTCAAAGTTAAGTTCAGCTGGAATGAAGAGAACCGACCGCCTGTTGTCGATACCGAAGGCACACCTGTCACAGACGAGAATACGCCCATGTATTCTGGTAGCCGAGTTAAGCTGGCGTTCTATCAGAAACCGTACATCCTCAAGGATGGCGTCACTTATGGAACAAGCCTTAAACTGGTTGGTGTACAACTGGTGTCTCTCAATTCAGGCGCTGGTGTAGACACTGGTGACATGGCTGCTGAAGATGTAGCTGCCCTGTTTGGTAAGACTGAAGGCTTTAAAGCTAATGATCCTTCTGTAACTGTTATTCCTGGAGACGACGACTTCTGATGGTTGAATTTAATGTTGAAAAAGATGCAGCCACCGGGCTGTACAAAGGCACCCTGACCGTTAACCTGCCTGAACTCACTGCTACCCGCTACAAAGCTGACCGCAACGATTTCAAATATGAGATGCGCCGTGCAATCAGCGAGATTGTAGAGGAGATTGTTGAGAAAGGGATTGACGACTGATGGCTTTTCGATCCAAGCTCGAAGAGAAGGTTGCTGATCTACTCGTAGACCTTGGAGTCAAGTACGAATACGAAACAACTAAAGTCCGTTACATCATCCAGCATGTTTACACCCCTGACTTCGTGTTACCAAATGGTGTCGTGCTGGAATGTAAAGGTTACTGGGAACCTGCTGACCGTCGTAAGATCAGGGCTGTAAAGGAGTTAAATCCTAACCTTGACTTGCGTATGGTTTTTCAGGCACCCTTTAATAAGATCAGTAAAAAATCTAAAACTACATACGCTAAGTGGTGCGATAAGCATGACATCCCTTGGACATCATTCCAAAACATCCCTCTTGACTGGCTCCTCTGAGTTTCTATTTCACGAGCCATGTGAGCAGTGTGGGTCGTCAGATGCCAAGAGTGTTTATGACGACGGGCACACATATTGTTTCGTTTGCCATCACTATACGCACGGTGATGGTGAACCTTCTTTACACATTCATCAAACCAAAAGTGTGCAAATAACAGGCTCAGCCCAAAGGCTGCAGAAGCGTAACCTCTCACAGAAAGTATGTGAGAAATACAAAATCTACCGTGATGGTGATAAGCTCCGCTTTTACTATCATGACGAATCAGGCATCGTCAAAGGTGCTAAGGTAAAGACAAAGGGTAAATCATTCTCGTATGAGGGTGAGGTACCTGGTACATTCTTCGGACAACATCTCTACCCTACAAGCGGTAAACGTATCGTCATCTTTGAAGGCGAGATGGATGCAGCTAGTGGGTCTGAGTGTATGCCAGGATGGCCGATGGTTTCCGTACCATCAGGTGCTGCTGGTGCAAAGAAGGCTGTACAGAAACAACTCCCACTGCTGCAAGGCTACGATGAGATTGTTATCTTTTACGACAATGATGAACCAGGTCGTCAAGCCGCTGAAGAGTGTGCTAGTGTACTACCGCCTGGTAAGGTCAAGATTGCGCACCTCCAGGGCGACTACAAGGACGCATCAGATGCACTTCAAGCCAATGACTCAGACGCTGTATGCCGAGCTATCTGGGACGCCAAGCCGTTCCGTCCTGATGGCATTGTCGATGGCAAAACTCTTTTAGATCTTGTAACTACACCATCACCCGCTGCAGATCATGACTACCCATTTCAAGGACTACAATCAAAGCTTCACGGGATCAGATATGGAGAGCTTGTCACAATCACTGCGGGATCTGGCATCGGAAAATCCTCATTCTGTCGTGAGCTTGCAACTAACCTTCTTTCAAAAGGAGAACGGGTCGGTTACTTGGCGTTGGAAGAATCCAACCGCCGTACAGCTCTAGGATTGATGAGTGCCCATGTCGGTAAATCATTACATCTGGGTGAGCACAGCCACGAAGAACTTGTTCAGGCGTTCGACGCTACGATGGCTAATTGGAACCTCTATTTGTTTGACGGTTTCGGCTCCTACGATCCTGATGTTATTTATAATCGGATTGAGTACTTGGCTTCAGGTCTCGACTGTCGCATCATCTTTCTCGACCACCTCTCCATCCTCCTCAGTGGATTAGACGGAGACGAGCGACGAATGATTGACACTACCATGACCAAGCTACGGTCACTGGTAGAACGCACAGGGATCTCATTGTTCCTTGTATCTCACTTAAAACGTACAACGTCAGATCAAAACCATGAAGAAGGAGCAAGAGTCACGCTCGGACAACTGCGCGGATCTGCTGCGATCGCTCAACTCAGCGACTCGGTCATTGGACTGGAAAGAAATCAGCAATCCAACCAAGTACGAAGTGCTACGACTGTTAGAGTCCTTAAAAATCGCTATTCAGGCGAGACTGGAGTAGCCTGTATGCTAGACTATGATCTTAACACCTGTAAATTCAATGAAACTCAAGCAGAACCAGAGTTCAATGCAAGCACAGACTTCTGAACTTAAACGCCCTAATCCTCCCACTGCTCAAGCTATTGAACGTGCCCAATTTAAGGACAAGACGTTTCGATGGAACGGGAAGTGAGTTTAGTTTTTGACATAGAAACAAACGGACTGCTACAAGATGTTACTACCATCCACTGCCTTGCTATCCATGATCTCACGACGAACCAAACCGTTTCTTATAACGACGAAGGTAATCAAGAACCGATTGTTCGGGGCATACAGAGACTTGCGGATGCTGATCAGATCATTGGTCACAACATAATCGGGTATGACATACCTGTAATCTGCAAACTTTACCCTTGGTTTGAGAAACCGTATGTCATTGACACTTTACTGCTCAGCAGGTTGTACCATCCAGACATGGTTAACTTAGATAAGAAACATGTGTGGGATGGGATGCCGTTGAAGTTGTACGGTAAGCACTCGCTTGAGGCATATGGTCACAGACTTAAAGAACACAAAGGAGACTACGGAAGCAATTCTGACTGGAAAACATGGTCACAAGAAATGGAGGATTACTGTATTCAAGACGTAAAAGTAACAACAAAATTATGGTACCACTTCCTCCCATACCTGAGTGGGTCTCGCTAGAACACAGAGTACAAGAAATCCTAACACAACAAGAAATTCATGGATGGGCTTTTGATGAGAACGCTGCATGGGAACTTACATCTTCTCTCACCAGAGAACTACGAGAAACTGAAGAACTACTACGAAACCGGCACCCTTTCGTCCGAGGATCGGAATTCACTCCTAAACGAGATAACCGCACGCAAGGATATGTCAAGGGTGCATCCTTTACTCGACTGAAAGAACTAAACACATCCTCTCGCGATCATATATCATGGATCTTGCAACAATTCTATGGCTGGACTCCAAAGCAGAAGACAACTACTGGGAAACCTGTTATCGACGAGGTGATCCTGAAGGAGATTGGGACGGAAGTAGCGACAATGTTCCTCCGGATTTTGACGATAACGAAGATGCTTGGAATGATCTCAGAAGGCGCAAACGCCTGGCTGAAGTTGAGTACGACTGCTAAGCGTATCCATCATCATTGTTCCGTCGCAACAAACACACACAGATGTGCCCACCGTAACCCAAACTTAGGGCAAGTCCCAGCTGATGAACGATTTAGAAGACTCTTTGTACCAAGTCCGGGTTTACGTATGGTCGGCGCTGATCTTAGTGGTATCGAGCTTCGTATGCTCGCTCACTATCTTGCACGGTATGACGGAGGAAGATACGCGAAACTATTACTTGAGGATGACATCCATCAGATCAATGCTGACAAGATCGGAATCTCAAGACGACAAGTGAAAACCGTCACGTACGCAATGCTGTACGGTGCAGGTGATGAAAAAATTGGACACAGCTATGACCCACAACTCTCCACTGCAAAAGCTAAGGCAAAGGGTAAAGAGATCCGTGCAGCATACGTCGAAGCAATTGAAGGACTGGGTGACCTGCTCGAAGCTATCAAAAAAGCTTCGGAGAGAGGGTTCATCAAGTCTATCGACGGAAGAAAAATTGCGGTTGATTCACCTCACAAAGCGTTGAACTACTGCCTCCAGTCAGGAGCCGGTGTGATCGCAAAGCGGTGGATGGTTATCAACCAAGATACAATGCGAGAAGCACAGATATGTGCATCGCAACTAGCCTTTATACATGACGAATTACAATTTGAATGCGCCCCAGAACACATTGGGGACCTATCAACATCCTTGGTATATTCAGCTACAGCAGCTGGAGAATACTACAACATGCGTATCCGCATCGACGCGGAAGCAACCCACGGAAACAACTGGAGTGAAACCCACTAATGTACAGCAAGAAAAACAAGACTGAGATCAAATCAGTCGCAAAGAAAACCCGCCAAGGCAGCGGACGCCACTCCGTACCCAAACGTGGTAAGAAAGCTTATCGGGGGCAAGGTAGGTGAAGCTACTTGTAGACGCTGATTACGTGGTCTACAAAGCTTGCGCTGGTGCAGAAACTGAAATTGATTGGGGCGATGATGTAATTCTTGTTACAAGTAAATTTAGTGAGGCATACGCTAACGTTAAGCGTGACCTCCTCAAAATCATTAACAACTTTCTTTGGGATGTACCTGAACTAATTCTGTTCTTTAGCGACAGTGTAAACTTTCGTAAATCTATCCAGCCCGCATACAAAGGGCATCGACAACGCAAGAAACCTTGCGGTTATAAACGTGTGATCAACCAACTCAAGACTGAGTATGAAGTTGTTATCATGCCAACACTTGAGGCAGATGATGCCTTAGGTATTTATGCTACAGATAACCCTGGTAATGTGATCTGCTCACCAGACAAGGACATGCGCCAGATCCCAGGTAAACTTTTTGACATGTCAGAAATGATGAATGTGGAAAGGGAAGAGGGAGAGAAGTGGCACCTTGTACAAACATTAGCAGGAGATCAAACAGATGGTTATGCCGGTGTACCCGGTATTGGTGTTAAACGTGCAATCACCCTCTTTGAAGAAAAAGGGTATTCTTGGAAGACTGTCGTTGAAGCATTTGCTGACAAAGATCTTTCGGAAGAAATCGCACTTGAAAATGCGAGACTCGCAAAGATCCTTACAGCATCTGATTATGACTTCGACAAGCAACAACCAATTCTTTGGTCCCCCGCCGCCGGTTACAGAGTTGACGATGGAGCAGGATCTAAAGATGAGAAGGTTAAGCGATCTACTTCCTGATGCAACAAAGGAGGACATCATTACTGTCTTCCTTGCATTGCAAAGACAAAACTTTGCTTTATCCAATACTGTTAGTAATTTAGTTAAACAATGGCCACTTCACCCGCCCATTACACAAGAGGATCCATAGAAGTCTGGGACTTTATTCGGGATCAAGATCTTAATTATCACCTAGGCAATGCTATTAAATATATTTGCAGAGCCGGTTACAAAAGTCCTGAAACAAAGACTGAAGACCTTAAAAAGGCTATCCACTACCTTGAAAATGAACTCGACAACACAACACTGCAGGAACCAATCACTTTCGGATCAAGCGATAGAATTCCGTTCAGCGTATGGGACCCAGAACAGTTCGGACAACCGGACTATGCAACTGGATTTGATCGATGAAGAATATCACGAATTCCGTAACGCATTCTACAACGAACCCTATGAAAACGAACTAAAAGAGCTTGCAGATCTTGTCTATGTTTGTTTTCAATATGCTGAGAATATGGAGTGGGATCTGGAGGAAGCACTAGATCGTGTCCATCGAAGCAATATGTCTAAGCTAGGCTTGGACGGTGCACCTATCCGTCGTGCTGACGGCAAAGTCCTGAAGGGACCAAACTACCAACCACCTGTTTTGAACGACCTTATCAACCCATGACCGCATCTTATATTTCTCGCACGGGACGTGTCCAATCTTGGATCGATGACCCAACGTCCCGCCTACCGGTTTCGTGCACCGTGTTCGTTGTTGAAGACTCCATGGAGGGACCAAATGGAATTGAAGCAAGCTGGCGATTTGTATCACATGCTCTACGCTTCGGAGCAGGCTGCGCGGTCCACTTGTCGCGACTGCGACCCCGAGGTGAGGAAAATGGAAAGGGATTGGTTGCATCTGGACCGGTCTCCTTTGCTAAAATTTATTCAACATTAAATGAAATCCTTCGTCGTGGAGGTATCTACAAGAACGGCGCGGTGGTATGTCATCTCGACCTTAACCACCCTGATGCTCATGAATTTATTTCTACTCCTCGATCCGAACTACCGTGGGTTAAACGATGCATCAACATCACCGATGAGTGGTGGGAGAGGTGTACGTTTAAGGAGGACGTTCTCTTTGGCATTAAATCAGGTGACATCTGGCTCAACAAAGTAAAGTATGACAATGAAGGAAACCGAATCCGAGGTAACGTCTGCCTTGAAGTTTACCTGCCCTCACGAGGTACCTGTCTACTCCAACATGTCAATCTCGGTGCCTGTGAGTTCGACGACATCCCTCGCGCTTTTATTGAAGGTATGTCCCAGCTGTGCGACCTCCATGGTAAAACAGGTGTTGGGAGCAGCGGAGAGTATCTCCCGAGCGAAACTGACCGACAAGTGGGGCTCGGAATGCTCGGACTCTCTAACCTACTTCGTCGATACGGAGTAACGTATGACCAGTTTGGTCGAGCGTTGGAACAATTCAACAAAGGAGAATCAGTACGGTCTGCAGCTTATGAACTTGTCACCCAAATTAACGCTGGCATTGAGTCTGCAGCCAGCATTGCTCGCAACAATGAAATGGTTCGAGCCTTTGCTATTGCGCCCACTGCCTCCTGCAGTTATCGAAGCACAGATCTGGATGGCTATACTTGCACACCAGAAATCGCTCCGCCTATCTCGCAGACAGTCGATCGTGACTCAGGTACTTTCGGAGTACAAACGTACAACTATGGTGACGTAGAGATCGCCTCTAAGGTGGGCTGGGAAGCCTACAAACGTGTTGCCGATGGCATCATGACTCTACTTAACAAGACTGGACTTCTACATGGTTACAGCTTCAATTCGTGGTCCGATGTGGTCACGTATGATGAAGAGTTTATCCAGGAGTGGCTTGAATCGCCCCAGACTTCTCTTTATTATAGTCTCCAAGTAATGGGCGACGTTCAAGATAAGTCAAGCGCATATGCTGCTCTCGAAGATGCAGAGGTTGAAGATTATCTTGCTAGCTTGTTTAACGATGGGGACATTGAACCTCAATGTGATTGTGCAGAATAGTGAAACTATGTAAATGTAAACAACCTATCGCAAAGGGTTCAAAGACTAGATGCAAAGATTGTGATTCTGAATACAAATGGTTTTACAATCAAAAGAAACGGTTTGGTCTTGAGCGAGAAGATCTTGAATTTATGTTCTTAGAACAGGATGGGTGTTGTGCAATTTGTCATGCACCTTTTCTGACAGACCGACCGCGTGTTGATCACAATCACGAGACAAATGAGGTTCGTGGTCTTCTTTGTCATCACTGTAATACGGCGCTCGGTCTATTCAAAGACAGCACTGAAACTTTAACCAATGCTATTTCTTACCTCAAAAAATGAACCCTTACGAAAAACTAATGGCGCGGAAGCGCAAATGGACACCAGTACAGACAAGTGCTGGTACATGCAAAGAGGGTGCGGAGGAGGCAATCTTCCGTGCTCTTGCATTGCGACATATGGAACTACCTGTGGGAGATTTTATCACTGATGCCCTCAATAGTGAAGTACCAACGCTGGCCCGTGAAATACTGGAATCCAACGTTAAAGATGAAGAAAACCATGACATCGCACTTGGTTACATCGCCAATGCTTACGGTGTTGATCCGCAAGCTGAGAAGGAAGCGCTCCGGCTTAGGACCGCTTGGGAGGCACATCCAGATCACACGATCACAAAAGCCATGGTCGCTGAGCGTGCGATTTTCTTCGTTCTTCTACCATTCTTCCGCTTTAATGGTGACGCTGGGATGAGGACCGT